TGCGGTAGGTTGGAGCGACGGCACGGCAGCGCCGACCGTCAACGGCACGGGCGATGACTTCACCCTGCCGGATACGCGCACTTGGTTTGTTTTTCGCGGCTATATCAGCGATTTTCCTTTTGACTTTGCGCAAAATACCGTCGTATCGACGCAAATGACCATTCAACGCAGCGGCGGCGCACAGTGGCTGATTAAGGCTTAAGGAGCAAACAATGGGCAATTTATTTGATATTCCAGCGGCGCTAGCGCCCGCGCCCGTGCCCGTGCCTAAAACCATTGAATGGGAACAGAACGGGCAAACCCACAAGACGCAAGTTTATTTTAAGCCGCTAAGCTGGCAAGCGGTTTTTACCGCCATTAGCGAGCAAGAAGGCGGACAAAGTGCACCGGATGCCGCGATTGCCCGAAACCTAGCCGCCAGCCTGTGCGACAAAGACGGGCAAACGCTCTACACTGCGGCGCAAATCCAAGGCGAAGGCGGCAAGACGCTATGCACGGCGCTAATAACCGCGCTAATGATTGCCATGAACGAGGTCAACAATGCGGGAAAGACTTAAGCGACTGGCTGGAGTTCTGGCATGAGCTAGTGCTTAACGGCATAGGCGGGCGCAGCATAGCCGAGGCCATGCGCACCCTGTCCTATGCCGAGGTTTTAAGCTGGATGGCCTACCGCAAAAAGCGCGGCAGCCTCAACCTAGGCTTGCGCGGCGACCGGCAAGTGGCGCTACCGGCGCGACTGTTCCTGCAATGGTGCGGCGTTAAACACATCGGCGAATTTGACCTATTGCCGTACGAACAAGCGCCCGCGCCGGTTATGCCGGATTTAACGCAGGCGATGAAATCCCCTGAATGGAGCTAATGAATGGCGAGCTTTAATCTAGGCAGGCTAACGCTGGATTTAGTCGCCAAAACGGCGGACTTTATCCGTGGCATGAATGCAGCGGAGCGCAAGGCAGAGGAAACCAAAAAAAGAATAAAACAAGCGCTTAGCGACTTGCGCAGCGCTGCGAACACGGCGGGCAAAGCACTTAGCGGCATGATAAAAAGTGGCCTGTCTTATGGTTTTAAAGAAATTATAAAAAACACCGTAGAGCTTGAAAAAGGGCAAGCGCAATTAGCCGCCGTTTTAAAATCCACCGGCAATGTCGCCGGATTTACGCAAGACCAATTAAACGAGATGGGCGCGGCACTAGCGGATGCGTCCACCTTTGATACCGGCAGCATCACCAAAGCGCAAACTACGCTACTGGCCTTTAGCGGCATAGTGGGCGACAAACTGGTTAAAGCACAGCAAGCCGCAGCCGATATGGCCGCACGCATGGGCATGGATATATCCAGCGCCGCCGAAACCATAGGCCGCGCCTTAGACGTACCCAGCCAAGGCATGGCGGCACTAAGCAGGCAAGGCTTTAAATTCAGCGAAGAACAAAAACAGTTAATTAAATGGCTAGAAGAAACCGGACGCACAGCCGAAGCGCAAGATATTATCTTGTCTGCGCTTGAGGAAAGTTACGACGGCGCGGCCAAAGCAGCCAGAGATACTTTCGGCGGCGCATTAACCGCCGTACAAAACAATATTAGTAATTTATTAGAAGGCGAAAACGGCAGCCTAGACGGCGCAAAAGCCGCGCTGGAAGAATTTAACAAGGTTTTAACCGACCCGAAAACCAAAGAAGAATTTGCCAAAATCGCGCAAGGTGTCATTGAATTTGCGACAGCGCTTATTAGTCACCTTGACACCGTTGTTAAAGCCTTTGAAGTTCTAAAGCGCGGCTTTGCGCATGTGGCGGACGGCATTATTATCGGCGTAGAGGCCGTCAAAGAAGCCTTTAGCGATTTTAGCGTATTGGATGCAACCCCCTTTGGGTTGGCTAAACGGGCGCTGAAAGACTTTAACCAAGAGACTGATAAAACCACCGTTAAATATCAATCCTTTTCCGCGCTTATGGAGCGGTGGAACAAACCTTATTCATGGGAATTACCCAAGCTGCCCGAGCTGCCAGCGGCTAATGATGACAATAAGTCAGAAACCCAAACCGGCAGCGGTAAAACCGAGGAACAGTTAGCCGCTGAATTTGAATTAGACCAAGCCCGCAAAAAACGCGAAGAAGCGGCGAAAAAAGCCGCAGAGGCGGCGGCCAAAATTCATGAACGCCAGCAAGAAGCTATCAATAAAGAAATCAGCGCCCTGCAACGCGCCGCGCACGTTTGGGGCATGAATGAAAAAGAAGTCAAACTTTACGACTTAGCCGTACAAGGCGCGAATAAAAGCCAACTGGAACAAGCCGCCAATCAACTGGCTATTGTTGAAAAACTCGAACAAGAACAAACCACGCGCGAAAACTACCTGCATCTGGTAGAAAACCTAAAAACCGAAGAAGAACGCCGAAAAGAAGTCTTACAAGAACAACTCGCCCTAATTAAAGAGATGGAGCAATTAACCGGCGAGAGCGATAAGGAAACCTTTAAACGCGCCGCTTTTGGCAGCTTTGATGAAAGCGCCCCCGCCGATAAATACAAAGACGAAAAAAGCGTGTGGGAAAAACTCGATGAAGATACCAAGGCGCAGCAAGATTGGTACGCGCAGCAATTAGAGCTACTCAATGAATACCGCGAGCAGCGCCAAGATTTAACCGATGAATGGGACGAAAAAGAAAAAGAACTTAAAACCCAGCACGAGGAAGGCTTAAAAGCCATTCAGTCCGCTAAATGGAATGAAGCGCTAGACGCGGCGAGCGGCTTTTTTAAAGGACTAACCGGGCTACAAGAAAGCGAGAGCAAAAAAGCCCGCGCGATAGGCAAGGCAGCGGCCATTGCACAAACCACCATAGATACCTACAAAGGCGCAGTAGCGGCCTATACCGGCATGCTGACTATTCCCATTGTTGGCGTGGCCTTAGGCGCAGTGGCAGCGGCGGCTGTTGTCGCAATGGGCATGCAAAATATCGCCAAAATCAGAGGCGTAGCGCACAGCGGCATTGATAGCGTGCCACAAACCGGCACATGGCTACTCGAAAAAGGCGAGCGCGTCACCACCGCCAAAACATCGGCCAAGCTGGACGCAACCTTAGAGCGCATCGGCAGGCAGCAACGCGAACAAGGCCGGGGCGAGCGTTCACGCGGCAGAAGCGCCGTTATCAACCAAACCATTCAAGTCACCGGCACCATTGACGGGCGCACCAGTAACCAACTCGCCGCCGAAAGCGAACGAGCGCAGCGCGTAGCGAATGCAAGGTTTGGTTATTAGTTTGCTAAAGCGTTATGCTTAGCGCATATACAGTCAGCGCTTCCAACTACCCGTCCAAGTGACCCGCCATGCACAAGAACGCATGCTTGAGCGCGGCATAGATGACGCTTTGTTGTTAGAGTTAATTAAAACAGGAACAGCCAAATACAAAGATGCTGCGCGGCTTTGGTTATTTAAGGCAATCGCTGAACGTAATGATAATTTGCTCTGTGTGGCGGCTGTGCTGGAAAGTAAGCTAGTCATTAAAACCGTTATGCACCACTTCGACGCGGAGGCTTAAAACGATGCAAGCTAAATATTATGCCGAAGACGATATATTTATTCTGCGCATGAGTGATAAGCCGATAACGCGCGAAGTCTCGCAAGACTGGAATACCTGCATCAGCTACGCCGAAGACGGCAGCGTCGTAGAAATGGTTATTTTAGATGCCGCCAAACAAGGCGCGTTACCAGTGCAGCAAGCAGAGGCCGCTTAATTAGCGCTCGTCTAAATCCTTTTGGCATTGCTCTATTTTATCGACAATATCAACTAGCGTCTGTAGGCCAGCCTTACCTTCTGCGCCTCTAACGGCGAGCGGCCAAAAAGCGCCCTTATTTTCACGGTTGCCGGTATTGATACCACCGCTTTCAACGTCATCAAATACATAATGGCGCTTATCGCCGCTATCTTCGGCGACTAAGTGATAAGTCAGGTATCGCTGGCCGACAAACTGCCAGCGGGCATTGCCATAAGTGCTTACTTTTTTGCCGTCATCACTGACGCGCTGATAGCTTTTATCGCTGGTGTGGCCATAAGCGGTGGGCCCGTAATAATGATTGCCTGTAATCGGCCCGGTAAAGCTGTAGCTTGCGCCGCTTAATAAAATTTTGCTTTTTTTAGCGTGCAGCGTGACGCAGCGAGCAAAATTATCTTTTTGATACATTCCTTCACGAGTAATGGTTAATTTATCCAGAAACAACCCAGCCCCCTTGCGCACAATCTTTCCATAGTTAGCGTCATTGACACAACCCGCCAAGGCGAGCGCTACCAGCATTAAAGCGAAACTTTGTTTTATCGAATACAACATAAATAAACCTCGAAAATTAAGGGATAAAGCGTAGCATGGCAGGTCAAGGTACAGGAATATAACGGCGTTCTAACGTACCCCCTAAGCATTGAATCGCATGCGCATTACATTTTTTCCTGAAAAATCAAATAAAGCAGACGCACAACCTAGCGAAATTACTAGGGCGCTTAAAAAACTAGGTTAAGCGAAAGCCCCATAGATATTTTTTTCACTATTCATTATCAACTCTCTTTAGGTTTTGGCGGCGGTGGCTCTGGTGGACGGCCAGGCAATGGCGGTCAATTCTTTGTTCTAATACACATTAAACCCCCCCGCTCATATCTGCGCCAATCTCACGCATGCGCTTAAATACCCGTTCTAAAGCGGCATTATCTAACAAGCGCTACTCGCATAATAGAAAAATACTATAGAATATCCGAATTTAGGATAGATTATGTTTATAGAACAGCGCCTATTAGATTGCGTGGCTTACGGTAGCGAGTTTGGGCATGAATTTAAAACCCGCATTGTCACGCTAGAAAGTGGACACGAGCGCCGCGCGAGTTTATGGAGCTTGCCGCTAGGGCGCTATTCTGTGCGCTATAACCTGATAAAAGAAAGCGACCACCAAGCGGTACGCCATGCGCATTTAGTCTGTAGAGGCAGCGCGGTCGCCTTTCGTTTTAAAGACTGGCTGGATTATCAAGCGAATAATGAACCGTTAGGGGTAGCGGACGGCAGCTTACAAACCTTTCAACTCACTAAAAGCTATCCATTCGGCGGGCAGTTTTTACAAAAGCCGATTAAAAAACCGGTCACCGTGCAAGTATTGGCAGACGGCAGCCCGTTATCCGCTCAAATTGATTACAGCACGGGCGAAGTTAAATTAACCGCGAGCGCGGGCAGTATTTTAAGCTGGACGGGCGAGTTTGATATTCCGGTACGCTTTGCCAGCGACCGGCTGGATTTAGAGCCGGTCGTCCATAAAGACGGACAATTTTTACTCGCTACCGACGTTGAGTTAATCGAGGTCAGGGGGCTTTAAATGCGCGTGATACCGCCTGCACTGCAAGCGCATTTAAACGGCAGCGTAACAACGACCTGCTTATTGCTACAAGTGACCTTAGAAAACGGCGAGCAATACGGCATTAGCACGCATGACGCGCCTATTGTTTTTAACGGTTTAACCTACGCTATCGGCTTTGACCCGTCCGTGATTGCCTCCAGTGCGGATTTATCGGTAGGTAATGGCGAAGCCCGCGCCTTATTAACCGCGCTGCTTAATCAAAATAAACTACTCAACGGCCATTTAGATAATGCGAGCTGGAAGCTCTACTTAATCAACTGGCAGCAGCCGGATAGCGATAACGCCTTATTGCTGGATGCAGGCGATATAGGCGAGGTTAAAAGCAAGCATGAAGATGAATATGCCGCCGAACTTTTAAGCTACGCCATGCGCCTTAAACAAAACCTAGGCACCAGCTGGAGTAGAAGTTGCCGCGCGACCTTTGGCACAGAGGCTAAAGGCCAATACGGCTGCGGCGCTAGCGCCCCATTTGTAGCGGGCGTTGTAATTAACGTAGACGCAAGCGACCCGCTGCGCGTCTTCCAAGGCGATATAGACACGGCGGCTTTTGCTATTGGCCGCGTCGTTTGGACGGGCGGCGATAACACCGGCAGCCGTTTACATAAAATAGAAGCAGCCAGCAGTAGCACCGTCGCGTTATTTGAAGCGCAGCGCTTTAGAATAAAAGTGGGCGATACCTTTAATATCCGCCAAGACTGCAATAAATCGCCCGCCGATTGCATCAAACATAACAACTTTATTAACTACAAAGGCGAGCCGTTTATTCCGACCGGCGACGGCTTAGAAAGCATGACACCTAGCGCACAAGTATTTGGAGGCTTAAGTGGCTCACAAATACAGCCCTAACGCCGCGATTGACTGCGCCCGCGCCTATGTCGGCTGTAAATGGAGGCATCGAGGCCGCTCTAAGTTTGGCATTGACTGCATCGGCTTAATGGTTAAAGCCATGCAAGCAGGCGGTATTGTAATGCGCGACCGCGTGGATTATGGCCGCGAACCTTGGAATGACGGCCTAGAAAAAGAACTGCTTAATCACTTTGGCGAGGCGGTTAATCACCCGCCCAAAGCAGGCGATATTGCTTTAATCCTAATGCCAAACAATCCCGCGCCGTCCCATATCGGCTTAATCGGCGAACTGAACGGGCGCTTAACCCTTATTCATAGTGCGAGTGAATTAAACGTCTGCGAACATGATTTAAGCGAGGATTGGCTAAAACGCATTGTGGCGAGGTATCGACCATGAGCGGCTTAACTAAATTAGTCGGACACAAGGTATTAGATTATCCCACGCATTTAATCTTAAACGCCATGACCCCGACCCCGCCGAAAAGGCGCTTAGGGGATATAGCCGACCAAACCGCGCTAGAAGGCGGTGCAAGGCTGATAATATGGGGCAGAGTTAGGCCAATCGGCGGCAATATTATTCAGTTGCAAACCCCACAGAGGGCATGGGTTAAACAAAAAACAGGGGGCGGCAAAGGCGGCAGTAAAAAGAAAACGCAAAAAGTTGAATACGTCTACCGCACCTACGCCATCGGCATATGCGAAGGCCCTGTAAGCGGCGTTATCCGCGCATGGCGTAACAACAAATTAGTCTATGACGCACGCGGCAATGAGTGGGGATTAAAGAACAATCATGCTTTTTTAGAACACTATAAATTTTATCTTGGCAGTTATTCGCAAAACCCAGACCCTACCCTGCAATCGATATGGGGCGTAGCCAATGTCCCAGCCTATCGCGGCACGTGCTATATGGTCGCGATTAACGAAGATGTAACCGAGCTAGCAGGCGCAGTGCCGCAATGGTTATTTGAAGTTGAAAAAGCAGAAGCGCTTGATATTGAAGATGCACTGTATCCGATTAGCGAGCAAGAACGTATCACTACCAGCGCAACCTTAAATGATGGGCTATTAAAAACCTATCCTAAATGGCACGAATCAATCACTACCGGCCTAACAATTAACGAAGGTGCGCTAAGAGATATTCTGCGCGACGTCACCCCAGAAAACGAAACAATAACTACAGCCCTAACAATTACAGAAAGCACTTTAAAGGATACGCTAAGAAAACAAAGTACCACGCCTGAAGCATTAACCGTGGGCGCAGAGCTTTTATTTGTTGGCGTTATCGATACCTTAATCAGCCCCGAGCCTTTAAATGAAAACATCAGCACTAGCGCAACTCTAGAAGGAGGCAGCCTACAATGAACATGACATCCCCAATCGTAAAAATGGGTGGGCGCTACAAAATAGAAGCCTTTGTCCCCGGCAACTCAAAGCGATTAGTGGCTGATTGGTTTGAAAACCTCATCACTAATTACGGGATGAATGCCCTAGCTGCACCCAATGGCGATTTAATGCAATATTGCAGCGTTGGCACAAGCAACGCGCAGCCGGCCTTTACCAATACCAATTTAGGCAGCAGAAAAGCAACCGTCAGTGGCGTCAATTCACCCAGCGCAACAAAGGGGAAAAACGTAGCGGAGGGCTACACTTACAAAAGAAAGACATGGGAGTTTGTACAAGGCTCTGCGACTGGCGTACTCGCCGAAGTGGGTATTGGCGATAAAGCCAATGGTAGCGGGCTTTTTTCTCGCGCACTGATTAAAGATGCGCAAGGCAACCCCACCAGCATCACTATATTGCCTGATGAAATATTACAGGTAACGTGGGAGGTGCGCATCTATTGGCCGCAAACCGCCGTTAGTGGCACAATAAATATTCAAGGCAGCGGCATGCGTAATTATTCACTATTGCCTTGTGCTGTGGGGGATAGCTCTTATTGGAATTTAGATAGCTACAACTCAATATTTGCTTTTAACCAAACAGGCAGTGGGGAAACCTTCCAGAATATGAGCGCACTATCGCCTATAACATCCAAACCCTCTGGTGGAGATTATTACTCTGCAACCGTTAATAATAATGCGACCCATACACCAAATACATTTTTCAGAATTTTATCTGCGAGCATTGGCTTGCCGAAGGGCAATTATCCTAATGGAATAAAAGGGATAACATTTTCTATCGGCTCTAGTAATTCTTTTTTGTATCAAGTGCTATTTGACCAACCCATTATGAAGACCGACCATCAAGTGCTCGGTTTTGTAATTAAAGTAACATGGGCGCGAGCCTAATGCATCCTTTTTTCGGAAGGCAACCTTTTATCGGCGCACGCGCTAAAAATATCACGCGCACCTTAGATTACGAAAACGGCGGCATTGCCATTCAAAATCCAACGGGCGGATTAAATTTACAAGAATGGCGGGCGCGATTGTTTAATGCAGGCGAGGCGCAAAGCTATGTGCTAATGGATGCCGAACAAGTCGCGCCGTTTATTGCTTGGCAGCAGCCATATTTAGAGGAATTTTCCTTTAGCTTTGACCAAAACATGCAGCCGGTATTTGCCTATGTTGAAAATGGCGCGGCTAAGCTGCGCTTTTTTGATAGCGTGCCACAGGCTTTTTCTATTATCGAATTAGAGCAAGGCGCAATCACGCCGCGCGTGTCTTTTGATGATAAGCGCGACTTTTTAGGTTATGCGCAGTCGGACGTTATTCTCGCCTATATATTAAACGGTAACCTCGTTAAACGCCTTGGCAGCGAGCGTTACCAAAATACCCATTTAATCCGCGCTAATGTGGGCAATGCCGGTTTAGTTAAAATCGGCATGAACCGAGGCTTGCGCATGCAATATCGGGTGAAAATCGATTATGACTATTAGCGGCGCTTGGCAAGTGGCGGGAATACTTGAGGATATTTGCAAACGCGCAGGCGTGCCCGCCTTTAGCGTGGACTTTATCGAAGGCGCGGCGGACGGTTACTCAACCACTAACGAGCACAGCGCCGTTACAGCGCTGGATGATTTAGCGCAATTTTTTTTATTTGACCTCTCCAGTCACGGCGGCAAATTACACTTTGTGCCAAGAGCGGGCGAACCGGTTTTAGCGCTAACCAATAAACAACTCACCGAAGCGCCAAAAGAGAAAAAGCGCGGCGATAGCATTCGCATTCCTAAATTATTACAGCTTAGTTACTTTGATAGCGAAGGCGGCTTAACCGCCGATATGCAAAGCTCTGACCGCGCCCTCGATAGCCGCTCAAAAGACGTTAAAAAATTAGAAACCTCTATTTTAATGAGCGCCGATAGCGCCGCGCAGGCGGTCGTTATCCGCCATAAAATCATTGTTGAAGAAGCCAGAGGCGAGGTTTCTTTTAAACTACCGGATAGCTTTATTGCGCTAGCGCCCGCCGATATTATTACTTTGGATGATGCAAGGCTGCGCATTATCTCCGTGCAATTAGAGGCAGGCTATCAAAGCATCCGCGCGGTATACGATAGGCAAAGCGCGTATTACTCAACGATTAAAGGTATCCCTAAGCAAGAAGCCACCACGCCACCGGACTTAACCCTTGCCAATACCTTGTTTCACGTCTTTGAAGCGCCGCCGTTAAATGATGCGCACGATACCTTAGGCTATTACGTAGCCGTTACGCCAGAGGGCATGAACTGGCAAGGCGCACAAGTGGACTTATCGCGCGACGGCGTGACCTTTGTTGAAAGCGAAGAGGCCACGCACAATGCTACTTTTGGTCAATTAACCGCGCCGCTTGCCTTTCATCGGCATGAATACCGCGATGACTTAAACACGCTTTATATCGAGCTAGTGCGCGAGGATATGGAACTGTTACCCGCGACACAGGGCGAGATGCAAAACCGCATGAACTTAGCCTTAGTCGGCGATGAGATTATTGCTTTTTCTGGCGTTAATCAGGTTGCCGATAAAGAATGGGAATTAACCGGCTTATTGCGCGGGCGCAAACAGACAATAGCGGTTAATCACCTCGCAGGCGAGCGCTTTATTCTATTAGATGACCAAGTGCAATTTGTTCCCGCCCAGCAATTTGATTTAGGCCGCGATTTAACATTCCGCGCGACCAGTTACGGCGCAGAGCCGCAAACGACCGGCTGGCAATCGCTCACGCTTTACGGCATCAAAGAACCCGCGCCCGCTTATCTTAAAGCACGGCGCACGGGCAATAACCTGGTTATCAGTTGGCAAGGTATCGGCAGGCGCGGCGGCGGGGCAGCCGTTAGCTTATCCGCCGGATTTAAACATTACCGCGTAACCCGTGGCGGGCAGTCATGGGATACCGCCGAAAGCACCTTAACCATTCCCTACAGCGCAGGCACAGTCACCGTGCAACAGGTGCACATGCTGACCGGCGCTGGCCTTCCCGCGAGTATTGCCCCATGAGCCAAACCGTGAATAACGGCATCCCCTTTGTGCCGGAAAATACCATAGACCCCGCCGCCGGATTAAACGAGGCGCTCAATATCATTGACCTAATCGCGCAATGCTACGTATTGACCATTGGCGATAACGCGCCGCCTAACAATCCACAAGAAGGCGACCGCCACATCGTAGGCACAAGCCCTAGCGGCGCATGGGCAGGCAAGGCTAATCAGCTAACGCGCTTTGAAAATAGCGGCTGGCGCTTTCATCCGGCACGCCTTGCCCTATGCGAGGCCACAAAAAAACTCCACGGACGCTTTACTACCGGCTGGCAGGTGCTATCGATATGACCCCACAAGAAGCCCTACACAGCATCATCCGCCCTGCTTTATCAGAGCTACCCAAAGCCCTGCAAGGCGAACGCGCAGAGGTGCTACTACTGGCGATTGGCTTGCAAGAAAGCCGCTTTATCTACCGGCGGCAAATCGCAGGACCTGCACGCGGTTTCTGGCAATTTGAACGC